GTATGACCCTCTTGACTCGCGTGTCCTCCTGGCCTTCAAACTTGGCTCTGATGTACTGTTCGATAGGCTCTGATTCTTCGGCGCCCAGTTCAAAGGCGGGATCGCTTGCATCGACGTACGCCCTGATACTGAAAAGCTCGAGAATTCCGGGGTCGGGGTCCTTGGAGAACACTTCTCCGCCGAGAGTTTTCCACGGCAGGTACGGGTCGCCCGTCGGCTTCTTGTGCGACCAAAGCATCCGAAGGCCGCTCCCGCCGTAGACGCTCGCGTCGATAATCTTGGACCACTCGAGGTCGGGTCGGTTCTCATCAAGTGCTAGGAGAATCCTGGTACGAAGTGCGAGCGCCTCACCTTTGGTAACAATCACGTCGGGCCAGTGCACGTGGACGCCCGTCTTGACTCCCTCGGCACAGGGGCGGGGGCGGGCCCGCGCCACACAACACCTCCCCTTCCCAACAACTGAATGAATTCTTTTACAAATGTTTTCAATATTTTCTTCTGAAAGTTTTTCAGTAGCTTTGTAGTCCAGGTCAACAAAGAACCTAAACCTTTCAGTCTTTTGTTCGACGACATAGATCTTGGTTCCTGAAAGAACTTCTTGAATATAAGTTCTGAAAAACTCGTCAGCCTCTTCATGGGGGACGTGGAGGATCCCACCGTCCATGAGGAGGTGCGTGCCAGGGGCCGCTGGTACCATCCATCGCCGGATAGTCATGTAAATTCTTTGCTTCAATTTTTTATCAGTCATCGTCACTCGAGTCTCCTAGGATAATCTGCCAAAGGCTCTTTGTCTTGGGCTCGGCTGGAGGTGCAGGCACCTCCGTCTCTGGCGCCTCCACCTCCGGCTGAGACTCTTCGAATTTCTGAATTTCATAATGCAGCTTCTGAACCGTCCACTTCTCGTAGTCGCCCTCGCCGGCGAGTTCGGTGAACCGCTTGATGAGCGCCGCTTTCGACTGCGTCATTGTACTATACATTTTCAAATTATTGGCGCAAATGGAACGACTGTTTATCCGATTTTGCGAGCGCCTGATGAAATTCTGGATTCTGGACCACCTTTGCTCTGATCATACTCCAGAGGTTGCTGCGCCTGGTGATACCCTCGAGGGTATCGAACTCACACTGATCGTTTTCGTCATAGTTCTTCTTGAAAGCCATCTGACGGGTCTCCATCTTCTCCTTCTCCTCTGAGAACCGCCTGACGATGTGCTTGTGCTCTATGTGCGTCATAGGCATATCAAATATGTAGACGTGATAGATGTTTGTAATCTGATCTTCCGGGTCCTGATTGGTAAACTTAAAGTAGGAGTATGTCCCCCGCTTCAAGTTTATAGTTCCTCGCGTCTCCTCCTCAAGCTCGCGGACTGCGCATCTGAGGGGGTTGTACACTTCGCGTCGTCGGCACCCACCGGTGACGAACGTCCACTCTTTGTACCTGCGATCATGAACCACCAGGAAATAGGGTTTTGAATCTATGTAGCTTACGGGGATTGCTATTGCTTTGTGGCGACACTGGTCGGCCATCCTAATAGCTCCTGGCAAAAAGATTTCATTCCTTTTTCTCATCCTCATAAAACTTTGCGAGTTTCCCAGTGGCTGGATTGTAGGTTATCAAAAATATAATTCCGAAGAGGAGTAGCCAGCGCCACAGTTGCATCTTAATTTAAAAAAATGTTTTAGTTGGCGTACAGAAGGCCGCCCATACCGTTCTTGATGCGCAGGACGTTGTAGTTGACGGCGTAGACATAGGGCACGGTGATGTTGGTGTTCGCCAGGCCCTTGACGCCGTTCGTCAGGTTCACCGGCACAACCAGGCGGTAGGTGTCGATGCGCGAGAAGTTGAGCGTGCCAGTGGGCTGCAGCTTGGTCGTGTCCAGGCAGAAGGGGATGATCGCCACGGGCAGCGTGGGGTTGGTGCCTGACGGCGACGGCATATAGCCGAACTGGGTGTGGTAGTACTGAGCCACATCCACAAAGTGGGGCAGGTGCTTGGGCTCACCGACGTCCACACCGTTGATCTGCGTCAGCAGAGTCAGGCGATCGGCGTTGCCGGTGTTGGCGCCACCGTTGTAGACGCCAGTGGCGTTGTACTGCTTGCACTGGAAGGCCAGGAACTTGATGGGGTGCGCCAGAGCCAGCTCCTGAACGTTCTGAGTAGAGATGGGTGCGCGCTGAACCTGGGTGATCAGCATATCCAGGTCGCTCGAGGCAAAGTACTCACGCTCATCCTTGTCCAGGTAGATGTAGTTGGTCCAGAACTGGTACTGCAGGTTCTGGTAGGTGGAGCCGGCCGGCAGATTACCGGTGGGCGCCTCGACAGCGCTTGCGGCCAAGCTGCTCGACCACGTGATGCGCACCTCAACATCGTGGAACTGTAGCGCCACGATGGGCAGCGCCACGGACCACTCCTTGCAGAAGAAGAACTTGAAGGGGAAGAAGCTCGCCACCTTGTTGGTCATCACCTGGGCAGAGGCGGTGCCGCTGTTGAGGTAGCGCTGGTTCGCCGTCTGGGCGCCAACCACCGGCTCGACGTCGGTCATGTACTGGAAATCCTGCAGGTCAATCTCCTGGCCACCGATGTACAGCTGGACACGATCAATCACCTTCTCCCAGTTCAGGTTAGCCACGAGGGCACCGTTGCCGTCGCGGGCCGTCATGTACATGTAGGACATCAGGTCACCCTTCTTCTCGAAGCGGATCGTGGAAATGCCACCCGCAGAGGGGGCGCCCTGAATAATCTGGCGCTCGACAGTGGATGCGTAGTGAGTGTAACGCTTGAATGCCGAACGGTAAAAGGAAACCTGAGGAGAACCCGTCAGCCACTCATCCTGGGGACCCGTTGCCACAAGCTGAACAACACCGCCAGACATTTACTTTCAGGTGAGATTTTTTATGCGACGGAAAGCGGCACTTGGGCCAATGGATTCTTCTCGAGCTGCTGAATCGCGATATCCAGTGAGCGGTCATTCCCATTCGCCTTGAACTCGTTAAACTTGTAGAATTCAGACTGCTGGTACTGTTGCTCACTAGTGCCGTTCATCGGTCTGATGGGCAGCTTGTTCGACTCGGGTCTCAGGTTGGTTGCACCGCCGATGGCGCCAATGGGATCGGCGCGAACGTTCATACGCCCAGCGTTGCCGGAGCGGTCCATTGCCATCCGGTTGTTGGTGCCGCGCGTGAGGTCTTGGCCCTCGTTGCTTGTGTACGGCGTCGAAATGTAGTACTTGGGTGCACCGAGCTCGAACGTGTCATCTGTGCGCATACCAGTCTCATCGCGGTTCGTGAAGCGACGCATCTTCACTTGGTTGGGGCGCCCCTCGGCGGCTGTGAGCGCACCACCCTGGCCCTGACCCCGAGTGGCGGCGGGATCGCGGTGCGACGTTTTGGACACTTTGGCCTGATGAGTCATCGACCCGATCGTAAGGCCATTCTCCATCGAGACGCCGCCACCCTTGACAACGGGGTTTGCGGGACCAGCGCGACCAGGCAGGGTCGTGAGCCGCTCCTCGTTGATATTATTGGGCTCGACGCGGTAAAACTGCTGGAAGCCTCCCGCGGCTGGTGCGTCCGCCGCCAGGCCCAAGCCGCGCCCAACGTACTTGCGCTCAATTGGAGCCAGGTTGTTCATCTTGTTCGACACACCTTGGCGATTGTACAAGTCGTACACGGGCTGGCCGTACACGAGTCTAGGCGCCACGTCCTGGAAAGAAGCGACGGCATCCTTGCGCTTCGTCTGGAAGGTGTTGTACCAGCGACCATCATCTGGGTTGTGGATAGCGGATTGATCCATCTGGACATCCTGCTGAGCGAAATTCTTGTTCATAATCTCCACCTTGCGAACAGGCTTCGTGGTTGGCGGGGAATCAACGTCACCCTCGCGGGTGCTGAGGCGTTGACCGGCAAACACAAGACCAACCACAGCAGCGAGTGCCAGTGGGTCCATATTATTCTTTACAAACATTTTACTTTTTTCCGTAACGCTGCTGGAACCGAAGGTTCTGGTTGGCGGCATAGGTCGAGCCAGGGTCGGCGGTCCACACGCGAACTGGCATATCAATGTACCAGTTGGGGAAGTCGTATGGTTTCTCGGAGTACGTCTTTCTCCGACCGGTGGTGGGCTCCTCGCGCAAATCGCTCTCAATATCCACGAGCTCGGCTATAAACTGCTGAGTGAACACGCCATCCTCGATGGTGCGAAGACCAGGCTGCAGAGTGTTCACCATTAATATGCCGAAAGAATTTTATCTTGCTCCTCTGCCATTTCCACCACGCATCTGAACCTGCTCTGGGAAGTGGGTACGGCCCATAAAGCCCTCGTCCGGTGCGCAAAATTCAGGCCCGCTGTCATCCTTGCAGAACGGGGCATTCTTCTTGCCGTACATATCCTCTGCGAAGCCCGTCTGATCACCTGGGATGGTCGTCACAGGCATCGAGTAAAAGCGGGAAGAAGCGTCGTACTGGTACAACTTGCCACGGTCCTTGCCCAGATCCTGATCAAAAGGATGAATGGAAGCCCACTTATCCTTCACCTCATTCATAACATCGGAAGACCACGCGGCCGCTGGGCGGTCGGGCCGGTCCACATAGTCGGTCAAAAGGACGTTACCCATCGTGTTGTCACTGGTCGGGCGGATAAAGCCGGCACCTGGGACGAGGAAGGTTTCGCCGCCAGACGCAATCATACCACGCGTGTGCATATAGTACAGTGCGCCAAGGACGAGAGCGCCCAGAGCGAAAACCCGTGGATCGCGCTGGATGAGATAGATGACGCACGTCGAGTAAATCACGAAACGTGCAGTAGCATTTACCCGATCCTTCGCGGACTGATTTACAGTGGGCCAAAATTCAAACAATTTATCAGACCGAAAGATCTCCTCCATTACTTACTTGCGAGATTTCTTTTTCTTGGGTTGAGGAGGGGCGAGGGCAGCGAGGCCACCGCCACCACCCATCATCTGAGCAATCAGGCTGTTCATACCCGACATAAGAGCCTTCTCGTTGATGCCGCCACCCTGCTGAGCATTCTCGGCACACTTGGCGGCGACACCCTCAATAGCAGCCAACGTCTCGGCGGGGAACATCATAATAGTCGTACCTAGCATATACAGCGTCTGAAGATACTGCCAAATTGCACCCTTCGTCGACTCGGTCAGATCAGGCTTCCAGATATTCTGGAGATTCACGTCATTGATCCACTCAATGGAGGAACCATTCTCTAGGAAAAACTTCTCATCCTTGGCCATAATCTTCTCGGCGTGGGGACCGATGCTCTTCATGAAGCCCTCAAGAGTCGCCCGAGGCCACGTGATCTTGGCAACCTCGAAAGTCGCCTGGTACTTCTGAAGCGTCTTCTCCTCCGGGAAGGTGAGAACAAGCTCGTCGAGGAACTGGCCCATCATATCATTGAAAGCCGTAACGGTCGTCATCTGTAGTATCCACTTAGTTTATCTTTAAAAGGGTTGAGTCGCGATGCTTTCGCGCTGCCCGTTGCCCTGCTGAACTATGAAATAAACAAGGACAGCAGTCAACACAGCGGGCTTGAAATATGCAGAATTCTTGAGTTTCTCACCGTTCATCTTTGATTTGACATAAATATATGCAATAGTAATTCCAGCGGCTATGACTGCTGCGCTGAAAGGCTCACGAAAGTAGTGATCCATTTAGTTTTACTTGCGATTATTTCTCGCGTGCGTCGTCGAACAGCGTCTCCTCGTGCACCTGCGGGGGCTTGAGAGAGGGCGAAACCGCCACTGTTTTCGTGCCCCCTGGCGTCTCCGCCGGGTGGTTCACGGAACCAGCTGGTTCCATCTCCCCGTTACCCTCCGGTGCCATAGGAGCGTTCTCTGGAAGTGGATCCTCGCCGAGAGGGTCCAGAGGGTCACCTCCCTCCTCCTGCACTTCCGGCTCTGGCTCTTGATCGGCCTCATCACCGTCCTCATCGATATCGAGGTTCGTGTCGGTTGGCAGGACCAGGTACGTCTTCAGAATCTCTTCGGTCGGCACGAGCTCATCAATAGCATCCTTGATGCACTTGGTGAAACGACGGTTCAAGCTCTCGTTGCGCTCGCTAATCTTCATCTCGTCGCTTATTGCGTACGGGTCATCATACAGGTCCTTCGCAGCGTTGATATAACACGTGTGAACAAACACGTCATTACCAGGCAGCTTGAGCGAAATCTTCTTACTCTTCGGATCTATGCGGATCGCACTCAGAATCTTGACGTGGATCACAAAGACGGCCGCCAGAAGGTTTGGGAACAGTGAATTATTCTTGGTAATCTCACCAACGTGCTTGTTAACCATCGTATTGCTCCACGTGTGCTTTACGTCCCGAAGCATCTCCTGGAACGTCATGAGCGTCTTGCGCCCCTGGGACTTTTTCTTCGCCTCGAGCCAAATCTCCCAGAACGCGTCGATCATCACTGGGAGCATAGCATCGCAAAGCTTGCCAGTGTACTTGCGCTCCGCCTCGACTAGAACATCCATTAGTTTTGTGTTTCTTTTTTTTTGAAAAAATAAGGCGCGACCGAAAACTTTTCTAGAACTTATACAAATGATAAACACTCGCATTGTGTTCTTTGCTCTTTTCGTAGTTGGGGTTTCTGCCATCATCCTTTCGGTGATGCTCACCTCATTGCCGAAACGCAAGTCGGAGGAGCAACGGTACTATGATTGCAGGGGGTGCCGGTACATCGCTGACACTGACCGCATCAATCACGCGGGTGACGCGTCCTGGAACGCCCTGGCGCGGAAAGACCGTGGTTACTGTGGTCGCAAAAACGGCTTTGGCTG